GGTGCACCTTATCAATATCCTACACAAGTGCAATATGCTGAGGTACAAGCAACTTTTGTTGCTGATAAATTTTTAAGACTAAGACAGTTTTTCGAAGTATGGCAAAATTCTATGTATGACAATCAAACAGGTATGTTTAATTTCTATGAAAATTATATAAGTAATTTAGACATATTTCAGTTAGGTCAATTTGAAGAATTAGGTGATAGAGATAGTGCTACATACGGTGTACGATTAAGAGAAGCATTTCCTAGTGTGATAGGTGAAATATCTTATGACGCAGGTGCAAAAGATCAGTATGTAGAATTAAATGTAACATTTCAATATAGAGATTGGCTAAACTTTGATTTAGATATTGATAGTACCGGTAAAGTTGGCGGTCTATCTTCAGGTGTTGTAAAACCTGCAGGTGGTTTATTTAATAGTTTACCACCTGAACTACGAAGAACAGGAAGACAAATATTAGGAGGTCTAAAACGTTCTATACCAACAGGTAAAGTTTTTGGGGGCAAGATATTCCCACCATTTACATTTTAATATTATAAAGGAGATATATTATGGCATTGCCAAAATTGAATACTCAAACTTTTGAATTGAATATTCCGTCTACGGACGAAAAAATAAAATATAGACCTTTCTTAGTGAAAGAAGAAAAAATATTACTTCAAGCACAAGAAGGTGACCAAGCAGAAATGTTTGACGCAATCACAGACGTTGTTAATGCGTGTACATTCAATAAAGTTGACATCAGTAAAATGCCTTCTTTTGACGTTGAGTATTTGTTCTTACGAATAAGAGCAAAGTCAGTCGGTGAAGAAGTTAATTTAAACTTATCTTTTCCTGGTGATGAAAAAGTAAAAGTACCAGCAAAAGTAAATTTAATGGATGTTGAGGTTGAAGTTGACGACAATCATACAAACAAAATACAGTTGACAGATAATATAAGTGTTGTTATGGCGTATCCTACTATGAAGGTGTTATCTAAAGTTAATATGCAAGACTTAAAAGCACAAGACGCTGTGACTTTGATCGCTTCATGTATTCATCAAATTATAGAGGGTGTTGAGACGTTAGAAGCAAGAGACTTCAAAACTGCTGAACTGAATGAATTTGTAGATAACATGACACAAACACAATTTGCAAAAGTAAATGAATTTTTTACTACAATGCCTAAATTAAAGCATGAAGTAAAACTAACACACCCTAAAACTAAAAAGAAAGGTAAAGTAATTATAGAAGGACTACAAAGTTTTTTTTAATATGCCTCTCTCATATTGATCTTGAAAATTATTATACTTTGAATTTTCAAATGATACAGTTACACCATTGGTCGTTGACTGAAATTGAAAATATGTTGCCATACGAGCGTGAAGTTTATATGAATTTACTTAATGAACATATAAAGAAAGAAAACGAAAGAGCAAAAGAAAGAGAGGCTAAACAAAGGAGATAAAAATGGCAGACGAAAAAGTAATAGTACAACAACCACACCCAGCAGATACAAATGGTGATGGTAAAGTATCAGATAAAGAACATGAAATGTACATGGAGTTTAAGCGTAAAGAATTAGAAGACGCTGACGCTATGAGAGACGCACAAAGAACTATGGCGTGGTATTCGTTATATGGTATGTTATTATACCCTATCGCAATAGTTGTGGCGACAGTAGCAGGACTAGATCAAGGTGCAAAAATACTAGGTGATATGGCAGGTGTTTATTTCATCGCTGTTGCAGGTATTGTTGCTGCTTTCTTTGGGGCACAAGCAATAGGTAAAAAGAAGTAATAAACTATGGCTGATTTTAGAGACGTAATATTAAGACTACAAGAGAACAAAAACGATAATCGTTTAGTTGTTGAAGAACAGACAACAGCGTTATCTAATACTATTGTTTCTACAACAAAAACACAAAATAGGTCTTTTGGTCAGTCTCTAGCATTACAGTTTGGTAAGAACACTAAAGAATTAAGTGAAATAAAATCAGCATTTGCAGAAGCCCATAGATTTGCTCAAGAACAAATAGCAAATCAAGACGCAATGATTGATGTTGCGGAAGAAAATCAAGCAATCGCTGACGCACAAGCAGACAATCAACAAGCAATGATTGATGAGGCAAAACGTAATGCCGCACAAGCAGGTGCCTCAGGTAGTGAAGCAGCAGACGCAGTAAAAGACGCCGCAGAAAAATCAGACAAGAAAACTAAAGGTCTCTTTGGTGGACTTATGTCTGGTCTTGGTGGTATGGTTGGTGGTGTTGGTCTTGGTGGTGGAGCATTACTCGCAGGTGCAGGTATACTACTTGGTGGTGGTGCAATGTTGCTTGACAAGTTGATGGACTTGGATGGTAAGAAAGTAAGAGAGAATGTAAAAGAGTTAGTATCAATAAAAGATGACTTTGATGGATTAGGTGACTTCTTCTTAACAGGTGGCACATTCATGCTGGCAATGACTGGTATTGGTGTTGGTCTTGCCGCACTATCAGTAGGTTCAGGTGCAGCCGCAGCCGTTGAATATTTTGCAGGTGATATAGAGTGGGCAAAATCAGTTAAGACAAACGTAAAAGAATTATTAAGTATTAAAGATGAGTTAGGTGGCAATGCTGAATTATTAAAAGACGGTGGTGCATTTACTCTGGCAATGACTGGTATAGGTATTGGTCTAGCAGTATTTGGCATTGGCTCAAGTATTGCAGGTATAGGTGACGCACTAACAACATTTGGTAATCCTGACTTCGCACAATCAATCGTAGATAATGTAAAAACCCTTTTAAGCATATCTGCTATCGAAGGTGTTGCAATGGATGGTTTGAAATTTGTTGCTGCAATGACTGGTATTGCTACTGGTCTAGCGTTATTTGGTATTGGTTCAACAGTTGCAGGTCTAGCTGATGGTTTAACTAACTTTGTAAAAGCAGACTGGGCACAAGGTATTGTTGATAACGTTACTACATTATTAAGTATCTCTAGTTTAGAAGGTCTTGGTCTTGATACAGTAAAATTTGTTGGTGCAATGACTGGTATTGCCACAGGTTTGGCGATATTTGGTCCAGAATGGGCACAAAGCATAGTTGATAATGTTACAACATTGTTGAGTATATCTTCATTACCAGGTGTTCTTACAGATAGTGCTACATTTGTTGCAGCCATGACTGGTATAGCCGCAGGTATTGTTGCGTTCTCAGCCGCAGAAGGTTTTGCCGCTGCAATAGGTTACTTTAGTGGTGGTGATACAGTAGATAATATTAAGACTAACGTTGAAAAAGCAATATCAATATTAGATGATGATAACATTAATCCAGCAAAAGCTGAAGAATTAAAAACAACACTATCTACAGTAGGTCAGGCATTATCATCATTTGCAGGTGGTGAGTTAGGAGCGTCTCTTAAACAAGTAGGGTCATCTATACTAAACTTCTTATCAGGCGGTGAAAGTCCTGTAGAAGAAATGTTGGCTTTAGCAGAAAAAGATACAGAATTATTAAATGCCTCTGCTGCCTTGATTAGACTATCAAGTGCGTTGAGCACAATATCACAATTACAATTTGATGGTAAAAATTTAAATATGAAAGAATTTGCTGAAGACTTAGCAGAAAGTGTACCTGTTATAGAAGCAGCTATCATGGGTGGCACAATAGAAAAATTTGGTCTATTTAATGATATAGATTTCAAAGGTCTTGCAAGTCCTGATATAAAATATGCAGAAGCAACAGAAAACATATTGGCATTAAGAAACGCATTAGGCGAAACAGTTGAGATACCTACTAATGCTGATTTATCAAATAAAACAAATGAATTAGGTAATAATATAAATGGTATGAGTGGAAATAATCAACCTGTCTTTATTAATAGTGATAACTCTACACAAGCAGTTACAAACAATAGTAGCAGAGCTTCTATCACCATGGGTAAATCAACCCATCCAACAGATAGAACTCTCAATGCGATTAATTCACTCTATGAGCCTGAATTTTAATAAAAAAGGGGGGTATAATCATACTACCCCCCTATCTATTTCCTTGCTAGCGTTGCGCTAAGCGATACTTTTTTTCGTCATGCCGTCTGATACCTAGGCGTTTTAGTCAAAGTTGATAAATTTCGTGTCTTTTGCAATCGTGTCTGTTTCTTAAGCTGTTTCATTTTTTTCTCCCTTTGATATGTTCGTAGCATTGTTGCCACTTGCCTTGATAACGTCATATGACTTCTCCTCTGGTTTATAAATCGTGATCAGTTCTTCTTTACCTTTCACTTTTATCTTATCTAATTCAATTGATTTA